AAAGCATGACGTTTTGCAGTATCAGATCTTTCATCACAAAATAATGACATTCTAGCAGGATAAGGAACGTAAACACCCAAAATTGCGGCTTGTTGCAAAAAAACTCCGTACATTCTAGATAAGGATAATTCTTCTTCGTAATTTAAATCAATTAAGCCTTTGTTTCTAATATGCAACCATTTTCTAACTAGCTCTGGAAATTTAACACCATTGGAAATCACTTCAAAAACATCGTCTCCCATCACTGAATGAAATAAAGAAATCATTCTATTATCAATATTTGACAAAAACTTTCTTTCTGAATTTAACAAAAATAAAGTCAAGAATAAAGTATGTTGAGCTGAAGTAGCAAAAAAACCAGATTGAAACGTTTGATCTGATACTGTCATCTCTTTGGCGAAGAAATTATCTTCTAAATACATATTTAAAGAAAACATGTAGTAAAGACATTTGGCTGCGTGAATGACTGGACCACGTAATTTCTTTATAAAAATTTCATTATATTGTCCTCTATCATAAGATAAAGCATATTCCTTATCTTCACTAAAGAAGTATTTTGCACATTTTCCTGTACTATCTAAATCGTATAAAACTTCAATCATTTTACGCCTTAAAAATAAGGTAAGGTTAGGTAAAGTATGAGCGTCCATTCCTTTCATATCACCTGAGTTTTTAATTGAATATACATCTCCTGATGAAACTAGTTGAGATTTAGCGTCTAAAATATTACCAATTTGTTTACCAACTGCAATCTTTTCATTAAATTTAGAATTTCCTTTTAAGATATTAAAACCTAATAACAAAAATAATTCACTTGATTGAATAGCATTAGGAACAATAACAATTACTCTAGCACGTCTATCAATTTGAAATCGGATAGCACATTTACCATAAGCCATTAACATTTTCAAAAATTTACTTTCAGTGTGATAATCTGATCTATTCAAAGCAAATGCAATTATTCTAGCGTTAGAAATACCTTTCAATTCTTTAGACAAAGTTGGTTCTTCACTTTTAATACCACCTGACTTGTTAGTTAAAAAAGTCACAAAACGTTTTTCGAAATCGTCAATTTGTTCAAATTCACTTACTAATTCACTTTTCCACTCAGAATCAAATAAAGTTGATAATTCGTTTAGAACTGGAACTTTAGACCAATCGTGTATTATTGGAATTTTAAGACCTTGCTCTGTGATCATACTAACTTTAACTTCAGGCTTCATTATCATTTTCTTAACTTTAGTACCAACTGATTTTTCGTACTCTAGTAATAATGATGTTTTATTGTAAATTCCAAAATTCGAGATTACCGTACTTGTCATAGTTAACCAGCGTAAAAATTCAGTGTTAGCGCTACATTCTAATAACATTTCCCTTTCTTCAAAATCAGTTAATTCGCGAGACAATTTGATAAACTTATGTTTTTTTATCTTTCCTTCTACAATCGCACCTCTATCTTTGCTTGATTGAATAGCATGGATAACAAAAGGTTTAAAATATTCTGGTAATTTATTCACTCTTTCTTCTAATTTATTCTTCTCATCTTCATCGTACCAAAATTCGCTATCAATATATTCAACTCTATGTTCTAATGGTTTCAGATCTTTAGAATATAAAACAGATAATACATATTTTATTTTATCGTAACACAATTTAGGCCATAATCTAAAATCATCTTTAAATTCAAGTTGACGTTGATAAGTTGATATCTTTGAACAATGCAACAGATGTCTAGCGTAAATTAAAGCAGTAACTGAATTCAAATCACACAATAACTCTGAAATTATACCATTTAACAGACCATGTAATACACTAGGTAAACAACACGAAACAGGTTTATTTGTTAAAATAACAATTTTAGTATTATCTAAAGTACCAAATTTACTACTATGTGTCTGATGATAAAACGGAATACCTTCATAATGAGTAAGAATTGCACATAAATATTGCCAACAAACTGTATCAATACCGCGTTTAAGTTTAGAATTCTTATTAACACAATCAGGTAAATTAATATAAGCTTCAACTTCAGAAATGACTTGCTTCATAAAATAACAACTTACTATTTGACTTTCAAAGGTACCAAAACGATGTTGTATACTAAGTTTATTAAACATTTTATCTATTCCTTCCAATATTGTTCGTTTGAGTTCTAAAGATATAGAATTAAATAATTTAGTACTTTGTTCAGTTTTACCTTTAAGCAAACGTTCATGTTCGATTAATGTTTTTCTGATTCCAGAAATATTCCAATTCGGTAAATATCTAATTTTGGGATTAATCGCTAATTTATTAATTTCATCTATTCCAAATGCATCATAATCGAAAACGTCTAGAGGATGAAGTAAAGGATAAATATCTGAATTAATAATTTTACTGTCTAGTACACAATCAGGATGCTTAGGTTCATCGGATGTAATAAATGCATAAACATAATCTGTGGTGTTATGAAGTATTCTCGCACTTGATTGAAGTTCATTTGCAATAAGTTTTTGAGT